CTTCCGGCCAATCTTCAAGCCGGATTACCGGGCGCTCGCAGCGCAGACCGGGATCAAAGAATTCGACCACGTTTGGGCGGACGAATTCAGCGAACAGCTGGGGGCCAACTATCGGTCATGGTCGATGGACGTCGGCCGCTACTGCGACAGTCAGCGCAATCTGACCATGCCGCAGATGTTCAGGTTGGCTTTCCGCCACAAGGTCGTTGAAGGCGACGCCCTGGGTATGTTGCATTGGTTGCCGGATCGCGTCGCGCCTGGCCGCGCGCGCTATGCGACCGCATTGCAGCTGATCGATCCGGACCGCCTGTCGAATCCTCAACTGAAATTCGATACGCAGTATTTGCGCGGTGGTGTTGAGATTGACGACCACGGCGCCGCTGTGGCGTACCACCTGCGCCGCGCGCACCAGGGCGACATCTTCTCGGCGGCCAAGTCCCTGACCTGGGATCGGGTCCTGCGGGAGACTGACTGGGGCCGCCCGATCATGGTGCACGACTTTGATCCGGATCGGGCCGGGCAGCATCGCGGTGGCGCGGGCGTGTTCGCGCCCGTGATTCAGCGCCTCAAGATGCTGGCCAAGTACGACGGCGCCGAGCTGGACTCGGCCCTGATCAATGCGATCTTCGCGGCGTACATCGAGTCACCATTCGATCACTCGATGGTGGAAGGTGCCCTGGCCGGTGATGACGGTCTCGGGCCGTACCAGACGGACCGCGTCGCGTACCACGATGACGCCCGCCTGCAGCTCAACGGCGCCCGCCTGCCAATTCTGTATCCGGGCGAGAAGATCAACGCGGTGACGGCAACCCGCCCGAACCCGAACTTCGGCCAGTTCGAAGCGGCGGTGCTGCGCAACGCTGCTTCGGCGCTGGGCCTGTCCGCGCAGCAGCTAAGCAACAACTGGTCGGACGTGAACTACTCGTCTGCACGCGGCGCGCTGCTGGAGGCATGGAAAACCCTGTCGCGGCGGCGTCATGACTTCGGCATAGGATTCGGCCAGGCCATCGTCGCGGCATTCACAGAAGAGTCGATGGACGTGGACAATTTGCCGCTGCCGGACGGTGCGCCGGCATTCCATGAATTCCGCAGCGCGTACTCGCGGGCCAAATGGATGGGACCTGGCCGTGGCGTCATCGATCCGGTCAAAGAGCGACAGGGCGCGGTCCTTGGAATGGATGCGGGGCTCTCCACCCTGGAGGACGAGGCGGCCGAACTGGGTGGCAACGACTGGCGCGAAACGATTGCCCAGCGTGCCATCGAGATCGAGCGATTCAAAGAACACGGCATTCCGCTGCCGCAGTGGGCCATCGGCCCTAACGCGGCGGATGCGACTTCAACACCGGAGGCTTACTGATGAAATTTCCGTTCCTGGCGCAGCGCCTGTTCAACACGCCGCTGGCGATTACCCAAGGCAAGGCTGAGGTGATCATGGCGGCTCTGGCCGAGCGCATGGGCATCGCCCAGATCCAGCGCGGCGCGCAGATGATGGAGGATGACGACTACGACTACAACGCGCCAGGCGATAACCCGCGCCTGGGCTACGACGTTGTGGCCGGTGTGGCGATCATTCCGATTGCCGGTACGCTGGTCCAGAAGTTGGGCACGCTGCGGCCGTATTCGGGCATGACCGGCTACGACGGTATCCGGCAGAACTTCCTCACCGCCCTGGCCGACCCGAAAGTCAAGGCGATCCTGCTGGACATCGACAGCCCTGGGGGCGAAGTGGCAGGTTGCTTCGACCTGGTGGACACCATCTACAAGGCGCGCGGCAGCAAGCCGATCTGGTCGATCTTGAACGAATCGGCCTACAGCGCAGCCTACGCCATCGCAAGCGCAGCAGACCGCATCTACGTACCGCGCACGGGTGGCGTCGGCAGTATCGGCGTGATCTGGATGCATATGGACTGGTCTAAGGCGCTCGATGCCGCTGGCTTCAAGGTGACCTTCATCACCTACGGCGACCGTAAGGCTGACGGTCATCCGGAAATCCCGCTTGCGCCCGAGGCGCTGGCGCGCTTCCAGGCGCAAATTGATGCCATGGGCGAGCTGTTTGTTGCGACTGCCGCCCGCAATCGGAACATCCCGGTCGATAAGGTCCGGGCCACGCAGGCAATCACCTACATGGGCGAAGCCGGCGTATCGCAGGGGCTGGCCGATGGCGTCATGGCGCCGGACGCGGCATTTCGGGCATTGCTCGCACAAATCAACTAACCAATGAAAGATGAAGCATGACTAAACCAGTAAAGAAGCCGCAGGCTTTCTCGTTTGCTCACCTGATCGGCCTGGGCGGCACCCGTGCCGAAGACGGCCAGGGCGACAACGACGACAACCAGGATGACCCGCGTAAGCAGCGTGACGACGAGTCCGACGAGGACTATGCGAAGCGCATGGAAGAACTGGACAAGAAGGAAGCCGATGACGGCCAGGATGATCCAGACGCTGACGATGATAGCGGCGAGAGCGACAAGGAAAAGGCGGCTCGCGCGAAAGAGCGCGCCCGTTGCGCTGCGATCTTCGACTCCAAAGCTGCAGCAGGTCGTCCTGACGTTGCGGCGCACCTGGCGTTTGCCACCAATATGAGCGCCAGCGAAGCTGTGAGCCTGTTGGGTACCTTCGCGGCCGGCGCCGCAGCACCAGCGTCGAAGCGCGCGTCGCTGGGCAGCCGTATGGCGGGCGTTACCCTGCCGAACGTCGGCGCCTCCGCGCCTGCTGCCCCAGGCGGCGCTGCCAGCTCCGCCGCCAACATGATCCTGGCAGCCGGTCGCGCACGTCGCGGCGAAGCCTGATTTCTAACCACTACCCCGAAAGGTAAGCATGACTCTCGCAACGACTTCCATTGGCGATATTCCGCAGTATCCGGGTATTGCCGCCGAGGTGTACCTGCCAGACCAACTGATTGCTGGCAATCAGAAAATCGTCTCCGACACCGTCACCCTGGGCGCTGGCACGCTGCCGCGCGGCTCCGTGCTGGGCCAGATCACAGCATCCGGCAGTTACATCCTGTCGGTCAAGACCGCTAACGATGGCAGCCAGAATCCAGCCGCAGTGTTGGCCGATGCATCGGATGCCAGTGCTGGCCCAGTCCTGTGCGGCGTGTACCTGACTGGCGAGCTGAACGGCAACGCGCTGAACTTCGACGCATCGTGGACCGTGACGACGCTGAAGGCGGCCCTGCGCCCTCAGGGCATTTTCGTCAAGAACGCTGTGTCGGCCGCAGACCCGACCTAAACCCAATCCCTGTGGCATCGAAGTCCCGCCGTGCGCGGGATTTTTTTTGCTCAAATTCTGGAGAAAATGAATGCAAGGCAACAACTTCGTGTATGACACCAACACGCTGATTCAGGTCGTACCGAACCTGAAAGTGGCGCAGCAATTCCTGCTGGACCGCTTCTTCGGCACCGAAGTAATCAGCGACACCGAAGAAGTGTCCATCGACGTCGATGTCGGCAAGCGCCGCATGTCGCCGTTCGTTTCGCCCCTGGTCGAAGGCAAGCTGGTCGAACAGCGCCGCGTCCAGACCAATATGTTCAAGCCCGCCTATATCAAGGACAAGCGTGCGCCGGACCTGCGCAAACCCGTGCGCCGCATGATCGGCGAGCGCATCGGTGGCCAGCTGACCGGAGCGCAGCGCGAGGCCGCGAACCTGGAAATGGAGCTGACCGACCAGCTGGACATGCTGAACCGCCGCCTGGAATGGATGGCTGCTTCGGCTCTGACCACCGGCACGGTGACCATTGCTGGCGAGGGCTTCCCAACCGTGGTCGTCGACTTCGGCCGTGATCCGACGCTGACGATCGCGAAAACTGGCACCGGCAAGTGGACCCAGGCGAACATTCAGGCTGGCACCGCGTCGCCTTCGAACGATATCGAAAACTGGACCCAGCAGATGCTGAAGAAGTCGGGCGCCAATGCCACCGACGTCGTGTTCAGCACCAGCGCCTGGCAAGGCTTCAAGCTGGATCCAGCGCTGCAGGGTGCCATCATCTATCCGAAGATGGCGGACAACGGCAACAACATCAACCCGGGTGCGCAGATCAAGCTGGGCGCGCAGTACAAGGGCCGTTGGGGCAACCTCGATCTGTGGGTCTATAACGACTGGTTCGTAGACGACAACAACGTTGAACAGCCGATGATCCCGGACGGTTCGGTGACGATCGTAAGCGATCAGCTGCAGGGCGTGCGTGCGTTCGGCGTAATCATGGACCCGAAATTCAATTACGAGGGCTTGGCCTATGCGCCAAAGACTTGGGTTGAAGAAGATCCAGCCCAGCGCCTGCTGATGATGCAGTCGTCCCCAATCATCATCCCGTCCCGCGTAAACGCGACCGCATCCGCACAGGTGATCTAAATGGCAAAGACCGAGAAAATTATTAAGGCCAAAGTGGCCAAGCGCAAGTCCGTCGATATCGAAGGTAAGCTGTATGGCCCAGGCAGTGTGATCGAGCTGCCGATGAGCGAGGCCGAAGACCTCTACGAAAAGGGCTTCATCGCGGAGCCGGATGAGGAACCGGCCGCCGATGCTGGTACCTCCGGCGTCACCATCGAGGAGCAGGAGTGATCGACTGGGACGCGATGGTGACGCTCCCTGCAGTCGGCGTGTTCGGTGAGCCGGTGATCTACACGCCGGCCGGCGGCACGCCGTATCCCGATCCGATCATGCTGGTCTACGACGAGGGCAACAAGGACCTCGACCTTGCCGGGGGCATGGGCGTGAACACGTCCAATCCCATCGTCAGCGGCTCGCTGTCGCTGTTCCCCGCGCCACCCAGCCAGGGCGATGAGCTGCAGATCGTCCGCACGGGCGAAACGTTCATCGTCAAGGACGTCGAAGAGGACGGCAAGGGAGCGGTAAAACTGCCGCTCAACTTCGCCGGGCCGGGCCTGTGAGCGGCGCCTCGATGCTGGCGCGACGCCAGCTGCGCCTCGCTGCGCTAGTTGCTCTCACGGCGGCAAAGCTGGGCGCAATCATCGATTCGCCCGGCGACTGGGTGACCCAGCCGGAAAAGATGCCGGTGGTGCTGTTGCGTGCAACGCGCACCAGCAAGATCCCGATGACCGCCGGTCCCGCGCAGTTCACGTCGACGGTGACGCTCGACCTGGAGTCGCGTGTGGCTGCGTCGACCGCCGCTGCGGCGCAGGACGCCATCGAGGCGCTCGACCAGCTGATCGAGGAGGCGCTCTTCACGAGTGGGCAGTTTGTGGGGATTGCCCAGCGCTTCTATGTCGAGACCGAAACCGAGGTCACGGCGGAAGGGCGCAATCACTTCGGCGCCACGAAGTGGGCGATTCGCTGCGAATGCGTGGAGGCGTTCGATCCGATCTGGGACGCGCCAGAAGCGCTGCAGCCTATCGCTGTTCCGCTGGACGGCATGGACCTGCACGCGGATTTGTTGAACGTATTCGACAGCATCGGTGCGTATCCCGGAGCGGCGTTCCCTGGCGCCGTCATTGCCGCACCGCGTAACGCTGGACCTGATGGCCGTGATGAAGGCGGCCTGTCTATCAATCTACAACAGTAGGAGATTCTATGTATGTGAAACCCGCGCAGGGCTTCAGCATCCGCGACCCGGACCTGCTGGACCTGCTGCCGGCGTCTGGCCGCCTGGTGCCCGACTCCGATTACTGGCTGCGCCGTGTGCGCGACAAGGATGTGGAGCTGGCCGATCCGCTTGCGGAAGAGTCGCAAGCCCCAGCGCCCGCTGTCGACACAGCAGAGCATGACGCCGCGGTGAATGTCACCGCGCAAATCGCGAATGCAGAGGAGCATGAACAATGACCATCGGCTTTAAACAAATCCCTGCCAACATCCGCGTACCGCTGTTCTACGCTGAAACCGACAACTCGCAAGCCAACAGCGCCCAGGCGCCGCAGCGTGCGCTGATCATCGGCCAGATCACGTCCGCCGGCAACGGCGTGCCGAACGTTCCGCTGATGTCGCAGGGTGTGACGGATGCGGCATCGGTCGGTGGCCCTGGCTCGATGCTGCACCTGATGACGCAGATCTACCGCCTCAACGACACGTTTGGCGAAGTCTGGTACTTGCCACTGGCCGACGATCCGGCAGCTGCCGCCGCAGTGGGTTCGGTCGCCTTTACCGCGCCGGCCACCGCAAGCGGTACGCTGAGCCTGTACGTCGGCGGCGTCAAGGTGGCAATGCCGGTTCTGAGCACGCAGACCATCGCGGCACTCGCGACCGCGCTGGCGGCGGCGATCAACGCGACGCCGAATCTGCCGGTTTCGGCCACTGCGACCACCAGCACGGTGACGCTGACGGCGCTGAATAAAGGCCCGTGCGGCAACGACATCGACCTGCGCCTGAACTACCTGGGCGCGCGCGGTGGCGAAGTGCTGCCGGCCGGCCTGGCAGCGACCATCACCCAGATGACGGGTGGTGCGACGGCGCCAAGCTTGGCGAATGCTTTCGCCAACCTGGCAAACCTGTCGTTCGACTTCATCGCGTGCCCTTACACCGACGCGACGAGCCTGAACGCAGTGCAGGCGCTGCTGAGCGACACTATCGGGCGCTGGAGCTGGTCGACGCAACTGTATGGCGGAGCGTTTGCGGCACTGCGCGGTACCGTGGGCAACCTGACCACGGCTGGCGTGCTTCGCAACGATGCGCACACGTCGATCATGGGCTTCAACGACAGCCCCACGCCGAACTGGTTGTGGGCCGCCGCGCTGGCCGGTGCCGTGGCGCCAAGCGTTCGGGCCGATCCCGCCACTCCGCTGCAGACGGTGGTTGTCCAGGGTGTGCTGGCGCCGCCGGTGCAGTCGCGGTTCCAGCTGACCGACCGCAATACGCTGCTGTTCGATGGCATCTCCACCTTCACCGTGGCTGATGACGGTACGGTCGCCATCGAGAACCTGATCACGACTTACCAGAAGAACGCGGCAGGCAATGCCGACAACAGCTACCTGGAAGTCGAGACGCTGTACACCCTGGCCTACGTGCTGCGCGCGATGAAGTCCGTCATCACGAGCAAATATGCGCGGAGCAAGCTTGCTGCAGACGGCACGCGCTTCGGCCCAGGCGCCAATGTGGTGACGCCAAACCTGATCCGTGCCGATCTGATCGCCCAGTACCGCGAGCTGGAGCAGCAGGGCCTGGTGCAGAACGGCGATGCCTTCAAGGCCGGCCTGATCGTGCAGAAAAATCCGCAGAGCCCGAATCGTGTGGACGTCCTGTGGCCCGGATCGCTGATCAACCAGTTCCGCATCTTCGCGCTGCTGGCCCAGTTCCGCCTGCAGTAGTCCTCATAGCCCAGTCAACAGCGCCGCCTTCGGGCGGCATTTTTTTTAGGAAAGACATATGGCAGATACCACCAACCGGCTCGCCGGCACCGCGTTTATCGCGGTGGATGGCACGACCTACATGCTGGCCGGCGACCTGAGCTACAGCGTATCCGGCGTGAGCCGCGAAACGCTGAACGGTCAGGATCGCGTGCACGGTTATTCCGAGAAGCCCAAGCAAGGCATGATCAGCGGCACCCTGCGTGATGGTGCCGGCCTCTCGGTCGCGGCATTCAATGCGATGACCAACGTGACGGTCACGCTGGAGCTGGCCAACGGCAAGACCATTCTGGGCCGCAACATGTGGACCGTGGAAGCCCAGGAGGTGAAAACCGCCGAGGGTACGTTCGAAGTGAAGTTTGAAGGTTTTAGCGTCGAGGAGATTTAAAGATGGATGACATCAACAACAACCAAGTGGGCGATGCAGGCACCTCCGTGCTGCTGCTGGATGAAAAAACGATCACCCTGCGCAAGCCGGTGACGCTGGGCAAGACAGCCAAGAGCGACGGCGTGGTGTACAGCTCGCTGGACCTGCGCGAACCGACCGGCGGCGAACTGGAAAAGGCGTCGAAGTCGGCAACCGAAATCGGCGTGGTGCTGAATCTGATCTCCCTGGTGGCAAAGGTGCCGCGTGCGGTGGCTGAAGGCCTGTGCCAGCGCGACCTCAAGGACGCGTCCGATTTTTTGGGCAGCTTCAGCAAGGACGACCCGGAAACTGGCGAGACGTCGTCGCCGAACTGACCAAGTTCTACGGGTGGGGGCCGCGCGAGGCGTGGTCCCTTACCTGGTCGGAATTGAAGTGGTGGAATCAGCAAGCTGTGCGGATGATTGAGGCGGCGAAAGATGGCAAATAATTTTCAAATCACTATCACGGCGATTGACCGCGCGACGGCTGTTGTGCGCCGGATCAACGCCGGGATGGCGCGCATTACCCAGCCGATCACCAATCTCCGCAGGGCTGCTGGTGCGCTGACCAAGGAGCTGGGCTTTGATAAGGTCGGCTCCGCGATTGGCGGGGTGGTGAAGAACACGCGCCAGCTGGGCGGGCAGCTGATGTCGCTGCTCGGTCCGCTGGCGATTATTGCCGGTGGCGGCACGTTGGCCGGCATCGCCGCGCTGGCGACTGAATGGGGGCGCATGGGTTCGGAGATCGTGCGCACCGCGACCATGCTGGACATGGGGGCCGACCGGCTGCAGTCGCTGCGGGGTGCTGGCGCCTTGGCCGGCGTCGGCGCCCAAGAGCTGACAAGCGGCCTCAAGAGCCTGGGCGACACAATGGAGGATGCGCTGTATGGCCGCAACCAGCAGGCGCTGGTCGTGCTCAACCGGCTGGGCATCAGCATCCATAAGACGAAAGACGGATCGATCGATGCGGCGCGCGGCTTCCGCGATCTGGCCGGAGCCATCGCCGCAACCAAGAATGTACAGGTGCAGGGTCTGATCGCCCGCACCTTTGGCCTGGAGGCTGCCTTGCCGCTACTACGCAAGGGGCCAGAGGCCATTGAACAATACGAGCGCAAGGTAGCGTCGCTGGGCGGCGTCATGAGCGGCGTCGCGCTGGATGGCGCCCTGAAGTTTAAGGAGTCGCTGGGGTATTTGGAGATCGCAACGCAAGGCGTGCGTAACGCCATCGGCGAGAAGCTTGTACCGATCATCGGACCGCTGATAGACCAGCTGACTGAGTGGGTGGCCGCCAACCGCGAGCTGATCTCGACTAAGGTAGCCGAATTCGTGCAGGGCCTGGCGCTGTGGATCTCTCAGCTGGACTTCAAACAGATCGCTGCGGACATCCGCCAGTTCGCAACGGGGATCGAATCGCTGGTCGACAAGTTGGGGGGATGGCAGAACGCAGCAGCTGGCGTGGTGCTTGCGATGAATGCCGGGCTGCTGGCCGGCGTCATCAACCTGGGGCTGGCCATTGGCAAGCTCACTGTCGTTTCGGTCCCTGCCGTAATCCGAGTCTTTGGCTTGCTGTCAGCGGCCATGGACGCGAATCTGGTCCCTTCGATTGTGAACAGCCTGCGCAATATGGCGCTGTACACTGCTGCGCTCGCGGATATGACCGTGGGTATTCCAGTGGTCGGATCGTTGCTTGGCGGACTGGCGATGGGCTTTGCCAGCGTAAGCACGGCCATTGCTGCGACTCCCGTGGGCTGGTTGATTGCCGGCGCGGCAGCCATCGCAGCTTCGGTTTACGCGATCTACAAGAACTGGGACGGAATCACGGCGTACTTCAGCGCCAAGTTCGCGGCCATCAAGGCGGCCTTCGACAAGAATTGGCTGGGTGGCATCGTCAAGGCGCTGTGGGAATTCAGCCCCATCAAGATCATTGGCGACGCCCTGAACGGTCTGTCGAAGTGGCTCTTTGACTTCGATCTGTACGACGCCGGCAAGAGCCTGATCGCGCGGCTGATTTCGGGCGTGAAGTCCGTCGCTTCCGTGCTGCCAAAGTCGGTGCTGAAGTTCCTGGGCATTGAAGGCTGGGCGAATACGCCGGTTCAGGTGCAGGCCAGCGCGAGCGCCGGGGCGGTACAGCGCCCACCAGGAGCTGTACCGGCAGCGCAAAGGCCGGCAGCGACGCCTTCAACTGTGCAGACGTCTGCACAGGACGTCGCGGCGCCGCTGGGCGTGCGCAACAACAATCCGGGCAATCTGCGTCAGTGGGGCGATATGCCGCGCGATGCGAAGGGCTACGCGATGTTCGCCACGCCTGAAGCGGGTCTCGCGGCGGCGATCAAGAACCTGCGCGCACAGCAGCAAGTGCACGGTCTAAGCACCATCGAGAGCATCGTCAGCAAATGGGCGCCGCCCTCGGAAAACAATACCGCCGCCTACATCTCCGACGTCGTAAAGCGTACGGGATTCGGTGCACGGCAGCAGCTGAACCTGGACGATCCTGCGACGGTGGCTCCGTTACTGTCCGGGATCATCCGGCACGAGGGTAACAGCGCGGCATATAGCGATGAGATGATTAACAAAGCGGTCGCGGCGCAGATGGGCGCCAGCAACGGCGCAGCGCCGCAGCAGGCAGCACCGCACCAGGTCGAAGTGGCGCTCACGCTGCACGGCTTGCCGGCAGGGACGACCGCCACGGCGCAAACCAAAGGCGGTCAGTCGATGCCGGTGCGTGTCGCCTATTCGATGCCAACAGGGGTTACACCATGAGCTTTGACCAACTGACCGGCGGCGCGCAGTCGCTGGCCAATGGCGTTTCGAGCGGTCAAAACGTTACCAACCGGCTGGCGTCCGACCTGGGCGCCGGTGGTGCTGGTGCCGCCGGATCGTGGATGTCCAAGCTGCGGCCGGCGTCCTTCCGTGGCGTGCAGTTCCAGGTGCTGGAGGGGCAGCTGAAGTTTGGGCGCCGCAGCGTCATCCACGACTATCCATTCCGCGATACGGTCTGGGTGGAAGACCTGGGGCGCATGGCCCGACGCATAGCGTTCACGGCGTTCATCGTTGGCGACGATGTCATCGCGCAGCGGGACCGGCTGATAAAAGTCTGTGAGGAGGCCGCAGCGGTCGAGGGCGGCGAGCTGGTGCACCCAACCCTTGGGCGCGTCACGGTCAGCCTGGCCGATGGCGTCGGGTGCGCGGAGCGATGGGACCGTGGCCGCTACTTTGAGCTGGCTTTTTCGTTCGTGGAGCAGGGAAAGCGGATTTTCCCAAATTCGGCAGTCGACACGCAGGCGTCCGTGGCCAGCGCTGCCGACAAGGCAAAGGCCGCTGCAAAGGCCTCGCTGATCAGCTCGGTGGCTGGAGCGCTGAAGTCAGGCTTGGGAGTGGTCGCGCAGGCGACGTCTGCAGTAGCTGCATGGGCAGGTGCCGCGCAGCGCCTGGTCAACGATGCGACGAACTTGTACCACTTCGTGCAGACATTGCCGGGTGACTTCGGCCGAATGTTTGGCAGCAACTCCGCGCGCAAGGCAGGCGCCAGTGCAACGGTGGACAGCCTGGTGGCGCAGGGGGCAGCGGGCCGCGCGCGAGTGGCGACTGCCGCTGGCGGCGTCGCAGCTTCAGCTGCAGCGCTGAGCACAGTTGCCGGTAGCGGCATCGGGGTTGTGCAGACGTCTGCAGGCGGCGGTGTGATTTCGCCCATGGTGTCGGGTGGGCTGTCCTCGTATGTAGACTCGGTGCACGGCTTGGCTGCTGCCGTGGCCAGCGCAGCGCCATCGCCTCCGGACGCACTGAGGCTGCTGACCAGCTTGGTCACAGCGGCACCGCCGCTTCCGGACGGCCTGGCCGCGCCAGTCTATCCGCTCAGTCCGGTGTCTCCGGTATCCAGCTCCCAGGCACTTGCGCTGATGGCGGGTGCTTCGTCCGATCTGTTTCGTCGCGCGGCGGTAATTGCGCTGGCTCAGGCGAGCACCGCTTACGTCCCGACTTCCACGGACGATGCAGTGGCGGTACGCCAGCAGGTAACGCAGCTGCTGGATGCCGAAATTCAAGTCGCGGCGGACCAGGGGCAGGATGACGTCTACCAGGCCCTGCACGATGCAAGGACTGCGGTAGTACAGGACCTGACCGCGCGCGCTACAGACCTTGCAAGCATGGTGCAGGTATCCACGCCGCATACCGTGCCTGCGTTGACGCTGGCGCAGCGCTTGTACCGGGATGCCAGCCGTGCCGACCAGCTGGTGGCGGAAGCTGATCCAATCCACCCCGCATTCATGCCGCCGGCTTTCAAAGCGCTGGCTCGATGAACTGGCCGCTTCGGCGGCATTCCAAGGGTTTAGAAGATGCAAGACGACCTCACGCTCGTTGTGGGCGGCACGCGCCTGTCCGGATGGGACTCTATTCGGGTCACGGCCGGGATCGAACGGTGTCCGAACGATTTCGAGATCACGATGACGGAGCGGTTCCCCAGCGAGCTAGCGGGCGCCACCACCGTGATCAACGAAGGTGACGCCTGCGACATCCTATTGGGTAGCGACCTGGTTATCCGGGGCTACCTTGACCGTTTCGTTCCGACGATCACGCAAGGGCAGCACTCCATCCAGGCGAGCGGCCGGGGGAAGTGCCAGGACCTGGTGGACTGTGCAGCTGAATGGGACGGCGGCCAGATCACGGCATCGAGCGCGCTGGGCGTCGCGCAAAAGCTGTGCGAGCCGTATGGGCTGACGGCAAGCTGCGAGGGCGATCCCGGCGGCGCGATCCCGCTGATGATCCTGAACAACGGGGAGACCGCGTTTGAGATTATCGAGCGGGTTTGTCGCTACAGCGCACTCCTGGCGTACGAAGGGCCGGACGGTAACCTGGTGCTGAGCCAGGTGGGCACAAAAAAGGCAGCGAGCGGCTTTCAGCAGGGTGTCAACGTCGAGAATGCCTCTTGCCCTCGCTCCGTGGACCAGCAGTTTTCCGAGTACTTGGTTGTTCGCATGTCGATGGACGTCCTGCAGGATGCCGGCGACGCGGGCAACACGGTTGCGGTCGTCACCAACCCGAACATCAAGCGGCATCGCCGCAGGATCATCGTCGCAGAGGGCGGCGACGTAGGTAGCGAAGTCGCCAAGCAGCGCGCACTGTGGGAGTGCAGCCGCCGCTACGGCCGCTCAGTGCAGCTTCGTCTTACCACGGATAGCTGGCGTGATGCGGCGGGGAAGCTCTATACGCCCAACACCTTGGTCGACGTGGACATCCCCTTTCTCAAGATCGTGAAGCGGACCTGGCTTATCAGCGAGGTGACGTATCGCCGTAGCGACGGTGGCACGGCCGCAGACCTGGTGATCATGCCGCCCGAGGCGTTTTCGCCCGAACCGATCCTGCTTCAGCAAGGGCCTGCCGAGATCGGCGCGCAATAGGAGACACCATGAACGACATCCACGGCGCAATCGAGCGCATGTACCGGCGCATTTTGCTGGTCATCGGCCGGGGGCGCATCAAGACCGGCGCCGACAACGGCCCCGTGCAGCTGCAGCAGGTTCGTCTCAGCCAATTCGAGACCTTTGATGACGTCCCAAGGCTTTCGGAATACGGGTTCAACTCCATGCCGCCGCCCGAGTCGGACGCGGTCCTCGTCTTCGTTGGCGGAAACCGGCGTGATGGTGTGATCGTCGCCACCGGGAACCAACAGTTTCGCATGCGCAGTTTGAAGCCCGGTGAAGTTTCTATCTCGGACAACCTGGGTCAGTCGGTGTACCTGACGCGGCAAGGCATCGTGATCGACGGCGGCGGCTTGCCTGTGTTGGTGCACAACACGCCGTCCGTGACGCTCGACACACCGACCGTGCACGCCACGGGCGACATGCACATCGACGGCGCGCTGCTGGTTATGCAGGACGCGACCGTGCAGCAAAACGTGAATGTGGCGCAGAGCGTCACGGCGCAGGGCGACATCTCCGATCACGGGAACAAGTCGATGGCGAACATGCGTCAGGTCTTCAACGGCCACAACCATGCGATCAACAACGTCAAGGCAGGCACGGACAGTGCCTCGACCAATCAACCGAATCAGAGCGAATGAGCGACACAACGATCTTCTGGAACCCCGCGACCGGGTACGGCGACTGGGCGCTAGACGGTAGGCAGCTTGCCACCGGCGATGACTTGACCAACGCCGTGCTGATCAGCGTTTTTACCGACCGCGTCGCAAACGCGGATGACGTGATCCCTGATGGCTCGGATGATCCTGCCGGCTGGTGGGGTGATGCTGGGCAGGACGTCGTCATCGGCTCCCGTCTTTGGCTGCTGCGGCGTGCCAAGCAGACCATCGAGACGCTGAACCTCGCCAAGGACTATATCGCCGAGGCGGTGCAGTGGCTAATCGACGACGGCGTGGTCGGCCACTTCGACATCACCACCGAGTGGACGAAGCCCGGAATGCTGGGCGCCAACATAGTGGCATACAAGCCTACTGGCGGCCCGACCGCAATGCAATTCTTCTGGAACTGGAGTACCTGACATGCCCTACGCACGACCAACGCTCAGCGCCCTGCAGGAAAAGGTCGCCAGCGACATCGCATCGAGCCTGAAGGGTTCTGATGCGCTACTACGCTTCTCAAGTCTGGGCATCACCGGCCGCGTCCAGGCGGGCCTGTCCAATCTGCACTACGGGTACCTGGATTGGATTGCCAAGCAGGCAGTGCCGTTTACCTGCACCGATGAATTCCTGGAGGGGTGGGCGGCGTTCAAAAAGGTCTTCCGCCAGCCACCCACCAGCGCTGCCGGGTTCGTGACCTTTACCGGCAACCCCAGCGTGCCGATCCCTGCCGGATCCGGTGCCGCGCGGGGCGACGGGGTTGCCTTCGTCACCACAGCCGACGCTATCGTTGGCGCGGACGGGAACGCGGTGGTAGCGGTAAGCGCGGTTGCGGACCCCGCCGGCCTTACTGGAGCATTCGGTAACACCCCAGTCGGTGCCTCGATAACCTTGTCCAAGGCCATTAGTGGTGTTCGGTCGACCGGCGCAGTCAGCGGGGAGATAAAAGGCGGCACGGACATCGAGGACAGCGACAGCCTCCGCAGCAGGATGCTGGCCGCTTACCAGAAGCCGCCGCAGGGCGGTGGCCCATCCGACTATGAGGGATGGGCCAAGAGCGCGCCAGGTGTGACGCGTGCCTGGTGCGCGCCAAACGGATTCGGTATTGGCACGGTAGTGCTGTATGTGATGTTCGACCAGCTGCGCGCTGCGACTGGTGGTTTCCCCCAAGGTACGAACGGTGTTGCCGGGACCGAGAAGCGCGGGATTCCGGCGACCGGCGACCAGCTCGGCGTCGCCAATTATGTCTACAACGACCAGGCCGCCGTTGGCGTGGTCTACGTGGCAGCACCCACGCCGTACCCGGTCAACTTGACCATCACCGGCCTTGATGATACCCGGATGGCTTTGGCGACAAGCGCGGTGGCCTCAACGCTGCTCGCCCAGGGCAAGCCGGGCGGGACCATCCCGTTTGGGGTTCTTTGGTCAGCGATTGCCAGTGTGGTCGGCGGCTCTGCGTTCACTGTCACGCCGACAGCCGATGTTGTCTGCGGTGCTGGCCAGCTCCCAGTGGTGGGCGTGATTAGTAAGGGATCTTGATCATGGCTGCTCCACTTTTTAGCGCCGAGGACTATTTGGCTGCGCTGCAGGCATTGATGCCGCGCGGCCGGATCTGGCCACGTGACAGCAACTCGGTGCAAGCCCAGGTGCTAGGAGGGCTGGCGCCGTCCTACGAAGCGAACAACCAGCGCGCGAACAACTTGCTGGTCGACGCCTTCCCGTCGACGTCCGTCGAGCTGCTGCCGGAGTGGGAGGCGACGCTGGGGCTGACCGCGACTAGCGCTGGTCCGACCGCAACGGTGGCCGCTCGGCAGGCGCTGGTCGTCGCGCGTTTGATCGGGTTGAACGGTATTTCGGTGGCCGACTTTACAGCCTATGCAGGCTTGCTCGGCTACCAGATCAGCGTAAAGGGCAATGCGCCTTTCAGGGCTGGGCAGAGCCGCGCCGGTGCGCACCTCGGCCGTGTTGAGCGGATGTTCGAATGGATTGTCACCGCGCACGCTCTCCCATCGATGCCTTTCGGCGCATACGGCCCGACGCTCCTGCAGCAAGAAATGCAGCGGCTTGCCCCGCCGTACGGCTTCCTTAAATTCGTTTTTAACTGAGGTGACAGATGTATCAAATTGATGTGCCAAGCGCCTCGCAGACGCTGCCTGCTCCAACGGCGCTCGGACAGCCGGGATACTTCACGGACGGTGACGTCGTCAGCAACGTCGATCCGACCGTTGTGCCGGCGGAGTTCCTGAATGCAGTGATGTTGGAGATGCTGGCGGTGTTGGCCTCCGCCGGCATCGTTCCGACGAAAGGTGTGAACAATCAGCTGGCGAGTGCGATCAGCACAATTGCCCAGTCCCGCCCAGGCGGCTATGGGGTAGATGTCGGCACGGTGAATAGTTACGCCGTTGCTTATGCGCCTGCAATCACTGCGCCAACGGACGGGCTGATGCTGATCTTCAAGGCGTCGAGTTCGAATACCGGCCCCGCAGTGTTCGCGCCGAACGGCGTGGCGGCGCGGCCTATCTTGGGTGGGGCTCACCAGCCTCTGCAGGGCGGCGAGATTAATGCAGGCGGCGAAGTTGAAGTGATCTGGCATGCAGCGCTGAACTCTTGGATTCTCCTCGATTCCACGGCCGGTGCGGTCCAGGTTGGCAATGCGCTGCAGAGCCGCCATGCGTCAACCGCAGGCCAGGTGCAAAACAACGGCTTCTGCTTCGGTAACGATACGGGCGTGGCCAACGCGTACGCGGTAGCGTACACGCCTGCAATTACGGCCTTGACTCCCGGCATGGTGTTGGAGTTCAAGGCGGCAAACGCTAACACCGGTGCTGTGACGTTCGCACCGAATGGGCTTGCCGCGAAGCCGATCATCGGTGGTGCCCACAATGCGTTGCAGGGTGGCGAGATCGTCGCGGGTGGCATTGTCGAAGTGATGCTGCATCCCACGCTCAATGCCTGGGTGCTGCTCGGGTGTACCGGCGGCGCACAGCAGGTCGGGGCCGCAACGCAGTCGTTGCAAGCGCCTAATCTGGGCCAAGTACAGACATTGCTTGGGGCGGTCGCCACGACATACGTCAACTCGCCCACGACGCTGGCTCAAGGTCGATACTTGATCGACACCTCCGCTGGGTCGTTCTCTTGTCCGCTTCCTGCAGCACCAGCCCTTGGAACAGCAATTGAGCTGATCGACGTGGCTAAAACATGGGGGATCAACCCTTGCACGTTGTTGCGCAACGGCCAGACGTTCATGGCGAAAGCTGAGGACCATACGCTGAACGTAAGCAATCAACGACTATTTATCTGGTTTAACGGCACTGATTGGAGGCTTGTGTAATGTCGCAACTGAGTGATTTTCTTTCCAACTATTCGGGCGTCTCGTCGGGGATGCCCATCGCCTACTCGAATCTGACAGCTGGCGAAGCAGTCCAACAAGGGGACATCATTGTTCAAGGCGCCGACGGCAAAGCCTATTGGGGAAACGATCCTGGACTGAACGCGGACTTCATCCACCCGCTCATCAATCTGGTCCCAAAATATAATGTGCAGGCGGCCCCTGCGTCGGTGCTGGTAAGCGCGCTGTGGACAGCTTCGGCACCGCTGAGTAACGGGAACTACGCAGTCGGCATGCTGCCGGGCGACGGCTCTGTCATCGTGCAAATTATGAAGACCGATGGTACGCAAGTCGGCGCAACTGTCACGGTCGCGGCAAACGGCTCCGTAGCCAACCTGAACTACCCGACAAGTAACTTGAACCTGATCGGGTTGAGCGGTGGTGGCTTCGCGCTCACGTACGCAACGGCTGCAGGCGTCAACTTAGCCATCTATGACAATACTGGCGCCGTCATCAAGGCGCCGGCACAAATCCTTGCAGGGGTTAATGTGTCCGCGCTGTGTCAGATTTCCAGCGGCAATATTGTCGTCGCGGGCGGTAGCGTGACCACCGCGGCGAATCCAGTTTTCTCCATCGTGACTGCTGCGGGCGCCGCTGTTTCGGGCCCAACGGGCAGCGGTATTAGCGCAACCAATACCTACAGCATCGCCGTCGCGCCCTGCGGCACCGGATTCATCCTCGCAGCAGGAGTGAACAATAGCGGCACATCTGACTCCTACTGGTCGTCCTTCCAGGCCAACGGCACCGCCATTAATACTGGCGCTGCGCTGACCAGCTCAGCGGCGGCCGTGGTGGAATATTGCGTGATGGCGGTAGGTACTCCGGGTGGCGGTGCTTTCGTGGGTACGGGCTCGCACAATACCAACGCGAGTTCGCTGCAGGCATTCACGGCAGCCGGCGCCGCAAGTGGCGGACGACTGGACAATGCAACGCAAACCAGCGTATACGCTTGGGCCTTGATTCCTATCGGCAGTGGATGCCTGGTGTTTTCGGTGGGCGCGAGCGGTGTCTTCGGCGGCCTGTTGTCGAGCACCACGACGTGGAGTGTTGGGCCGGCCCAGCTTTCGACCACCGCCGGAGTGGCGCGCGGCACGATTGCGGCGGCCCCGCTGAGCGATGGCAACTACGCTGTCGCTTGCACTGGCGCTCAAATGGGGCGTGCAAACTCGGGTGGGGCGGCGGTCGGCACGATGACAGCCTTCTCGGGCGGATACGGCATGGGATTGATGCCCACAACGGTCGCAAACCTGGCGAGCGGCGCTACACCTTATGGCGCTGTGAATGCACCGTATTGGTTCGCCTTCACAGGTGGGACTGAAAT